CGCCGTAGTCGGGCGGCGTCTTGCCGGAGGGGGCGTAACTGGCGATGTGGGCCTTGGCCTGGGTGACGTGCATCGTGCCGCCGCCGGTGTCGAACGAGAAGGACGACTGGCCGACCTCCTTCTTGGCGCTCGACATCCGGCCGTACTGGGCGCTCCCCTCCCACCAGTCCGACCCGTCGCCTACGGGGTCCACCTTGCACGTCTGCCGCACCAGGGTCTTGCCATCGACCGTCCAGTTCGCGGGGGCGGTATTCTTCAGCGCGGTCAGGGCCGCGGCTTCGTCGGCGGCACCCTTGATGATGTACACCAACTCGATGGTCGGGTTGTCGCCCAACGCGGCGGGTCGGCTGTCGAATTTCTCGGTGCACGTCACGGGCACGGCGCTTCTCCTGCTACTGGTAGGTCACGCCGAGGTTGGCGGCCAACTGCGCGATCTTCTCGGTGTTCTTGGCGGTCCGCTCGGTGGCGCTGGCGATGCGATCCGTGACGCCCCCGGCACCCATCCCTGCGGCCTCCATCGCGTTGAATGTGCCGCGCACGCCAATCGTCGCGCGGGCGGCCACGTCGGGCATGGCGGCTGCGGCATCTTCCAGGGCCTTTTGGACGGCCCGGTTGTAAGTGTCAGAGCCGATCGCGCCGGCCTCGAACAGTTCCTGGGCCTTGTCGATCTCGGCCTTGGCCCGCTCTTCCGGCGTCCGCAGGGACTCTTCCAGCGATTGCCCCTCTTTGCGGACCTTTTCGCGCTCGTCCAGGAAGTCGATCACGTCCTGATAGGCGTCGATGCCCTTCTGCGCCTCAACCCAGGCGCGATTTTCGGCCCTTGCCTGCTCCTCCGTGACATCCAGGATCGCCCGTTTCCAGGCGAGGAGTTGCTCGGCCTTGTCGGCCGTCAGGCCCATCGCCTGCACTTCCAACCGCAGATACTCGCGCGGGGAAACAGTCAACTTCTCGTATTCCAGCATGGCCTGATTGATGAGGTCCTGACCCCGCGCGACGTTCGCCGCAAGTTTCGCCGCTTCCTTCTTTTGCTCATCGACCGCGATCAGCCGGAGTTTGTTCGCCAGCACCTTCTCGGCCGCATCGGCCGCCAGGTTCATCCCGGCGACCTCAACCTGGGCGTACTCGCGGGCGGTCATCGTGGCGCGCTGGAGGGCCTTCTGGGACTCTTCCACGGCCTTCAGGCCGCGGTTGTGCTGGTCCACTGACTCGTCGCGGATGCGCTTCGCTGCGGCGGCGGCGTTCGCATCGTAAGGCTCGATGTTGGCGCCCAACGACCGGAGCGCGACCCATCGGGCCGCAGCGTCCGCCCCGTCCCCCAAGACCTTGACGATCTCGCCCAACCCAAACGGCAACGACTCGGCGGCCTTGCGCGCCCCCTCCATGTCGCCCTGGAACAAGCGACTGAATATCTGGGCGTCCTTGATGGCGACGCGGGCCGCCTGCACCCCCACGGCGAACCGCATGCCTGTCCCGCCGATGTCCATACCCCTGAACGTGCCGCCCATGAACCCGCCGCCCTCACGGCCCTGGGCCATGACCGCCGCTTCGGTGCCGCGCGTGAGGGCGGGTCCGCTGTTCTCGGCCACCCACTGACGCAGGCGCTTTTGGGACGCGGCGAGGCGCTGCTGCATGGGGGAATCATCAGCGGAGATCTCGACGTAGGCCGCACCAGCCCGGACACCGCTTGAGGCAACCATTGGGCGGGCCTCCTATGCCGCGCGGATGCTCGTGGCCCAGAACTTCGGAAGCACCGGCGCAACCTCCGCGAGTGCCGGCCCCATGAACGGCCGGGGCGGGTACGAGGCCGTGTAGGAGGTCGCGCTGCCGGCGGGACCGAAGAGTTCCTCATTCAGCCGGTTGGCGCGGGCCACCTGGGCGGACGTGCGAAGTTTCGCGTAGGTGACGTGGTTGACCCAGCCGTGGCGGTTGAGGATCGCCCGCGTCGTCAGGCCCACCCGGCCGCCGATGCGGATTTCACCGGAGGAACCGAGTTTGCGGGCACGGCGCTGGGGCGCTTTCAGGACCTGCGTGCCGCCGTATTCGTGCAGGGCGGGGACGTTGACGCGGGTGTTGATCCGCACCGGCCCGATGACCACGCTCGACCGGCCGGGGTCCAGGGCATAGTAGAGGAACTGGCGGATGTACGGGTGCGGCCGGATGGCGTTCGGCGGACTGCCCGGCGGCGATGAGCGATGCTCACCTGCAAGGCGTTTCCGAGCACCCGCCACGACCTGCCGCTGCTGCCCGGCGAGGCTCGTGACGTACCGCATCGAGCGCCGGGCGATCATGCGGACCGTGGCGCCGGCCCTGGCGAGGGCCTCGCGCGTGGTCCTGTCCGTGATGCGTTTGACCGTCTCGCGGTCGAAGAACCACCGCTTGACCGAGAACGTCAGGTTGAACCGGGCCTGGGGCATGGTCGATCACCCGCTCGGGGCGGCTGCTGAGGCCGTTGGCGCGGGGACCGCCGGGACGACCGGGGCAACGGCGCTGTCGGCCTTCTTGGTCTTGATGACACCCGTCCGCACGCCGAGTTTGTAGAGCGCCGACTGCGCATCGCCGACGATCTGGTGCACGAGGCCCGGCACGGCCCCGTCGCCGAAGATGGCCTTGACGGTCTCCGGGTCCATCTGCTGCTTGATGGCCTCGACGAGGTTGCCCGTCTGGAAGAACGCCTGCCGCGAGCGCCAGAGCATCCAGGCCACGCCGCCGATGGCGGCGGCGATAAGAACGGCCGCGCCGACGGCGATCCACTCAAGGTACTGGTGGACCAGCGTGGCGGCACCGACCAGAAGCAGCGCCCCGGCCGAGACGGCCAAGCCCGCCTTCATGTCCACCTTGAGCGCGAGGAACACGCCGACCGCCAGGATGCCGACGCCGGCGACGATCAGCCACTTGAGGACCGCCCGCACAGCGCCATCGGCCTTGGCCCGCTCTTCCTCGATGCGCTTCTCGGCGGCTGCGGCCTTGGCCTGCCAGGCATCGCGCTCCTTGGCAAGGGCCTGCGCGGCGGCGTCGGCCTGTCGGAGTTCCGGCACGACCACCTGAATCACGACCTTGGATTCGCGGGAGATTTCAGCGACGGCCTCGCGGGCGACCACCAATTTCGGGGTCACGTCGTTTTGCAGCGCGTCGGCCTGGGCGTCGAGCACCTTGGCGACAGGCTCGGCCACCGGCGTCGCTTCGCGGAGGGCCTGGGCCTGGACGCCGACCACGCCGGCCACCTCGTTGACCTTCATCGCGGCGCCGTCGATGTTCACGGTAGCCGTGTCGGCGGCCCGCGCGATCGCCGCGCCGGCATCGCCCGCCTTGGCGGCCGTCTCGACGAGGCGCGGCGGCTGCTTCGGCAATCCCGGCTTGTGGCAGCCGGCGGCAAGCAGGATGGCGGCGACGAGGGGCGGCGTCAGACAGATTCTCCAGTTTCGGCGGGTCACGGCTCATTCTCCTTTTCTGTCCACAAAGACCTGTTTCAAGAGTCCCATGTTTGCTTTCTTGAGCGGGATGCCGGCCGGGCGCCGCGTCTCATACGGATTGAAGTCGGCGGGCCTAAAGGCCCGCGTCCGCTTCGGGTCGCGGTTCACATTGGCAATGAGCGCCAGCAAACTGGACATCCGGCCCCATTCGTCCCGCCCCCGGCCCTCGGCCGCCCAGACTAACTCGCGGAGGGTGAGGCCGCCGGGGTCGATGCCGCAGACGCCGGCGAGTCGCCAGATGAGGCGCCAGGTGTCTCTGTCGCCAGTTCGCTCACCGCCGCCCGGTGCTCGCTCATCTTGCGGATCATCTTCACTAGCGCCCTGGCGCGCAGGGCACTCGGGAAAAAATCCAGGAGTTCCTTCATCAGGACCCCGGACGCTTCATCCAGCACGCCGCCGACCATGCACCGGCCGAAGTCCTCGTCGGTAATGCCCTTCGCGTCGGCCTCCGGCTTCGAGAGGACGAAGAGCACGTCCACCAGGAGGCACGGGTCATCGGCCAGCCGCGAGAGCAGGTCGCCATTGGCCACGTCCAGGAGATCCACGCCCAGCACATCGCGGACGCGCTTGATGGCCGAGACGTTGATGACCACGCTCCACGTGCGGCCCTGGCTGTCGGTAAAAGGCTTCATTGGACCTCCTTATCGCTTAGCCGAGCACGGCCTCGACCTGGAGCACCTGGCTGCCCGTGCCCACCAGGTCGAGGGTTTTATTGCTCCCGCCGATGTCGCCTCCGGCATCGTTGAGGAAGAACGTCGCCTCGCCGCCCGGCACGAGCGCGTGACTGAACGATGCGCCGAGGCCGTCGTAGCCGTTGGAGGCGCCCTTGGCGATGGTGATCGGGTTGCCGTTCGTCGCCGGCGCCCGCACCCTCAGAACCTGGACGCGCAGGCCCGAGCCGACGACGGTCGCACCGTTCGTGCCGCTCATCGCCGTGAGGTCGATGGTGGCGGCGCCCCCCGTGAGGGCCTGCTCGAACGCGGCGACCTTCGTCGCGGGCGGCGACGAGTCCGATTTCAGCGTCTTGGTGGAATCCCACCCCGAATGAACGACCGAGCGCGAGCCGGTCGGGGTGGCGGGGACATTGGCCTCCAGGGTCTCGGTCACGGCAACCTTCGCTTGATAAGCGACGTTTACGGACATGGGTTTCTCCTTTTTCGTGCGGCATAGGCCGCGATTGCGTCAGGCCCCGATGACTTTCCATTGCGGCACGTCGGCCGAGTAGGTCGGCTTGGCCGTCACGCTGACGGTCACGGCGTTCTCCAGCGGCTCATTGCGGTCGAACTTGAGGATCGCACAGTCGGCCCACAGTCCCTCGGACCCCTCTGCGTCGATGGGGCCGTCCATCACCGCCAAGCCCAGGAGCGTGCCGCCGAAGTAGGCGTCCTTGACGGCCTGGAAGGCTTCGCTCGCCGTGTCCCAGACCATCTCGAACTCGATGCTCGCATCCTTGAGGGTGCCGACGACCTGTTTCCAGCCGCCGCTCGCGCGCGTGGTCACGTCGGCCTCGCCCTTGGACGTGTTGAGTTTCACGTCGCGGACGATGGGCAGTTCGGTCCAGGTCGGCGTGCCGCCGATGCCCGCCGCGCAGTAGTACAACTTCATCTCGTCGCCGAGTTTGACGCCCACAGCAATCTCCTTTCACCCATTGCCCTACGCCGGCAGGTCCCGTGCCGGCTGTTCTTGACCGCCGTCGGAGGTCAACGCGGCAAAGTCCGCATCCGCCTGGATGGCGGTCTGCAATCCGATGATGCGGGCCTTGCGTTCAACCGTCCGAGCGTCCCGCTGCTCTTTCGTTTCAATAACCACCGCGCCGCTCGGATGCGTGAGCCGCGCGGACCCGTCCGCGAGCCGCTCGATGCGGATGCCCGCCACGTTTAGTTCTTTTGCCATACTAAATCCTATAACCGCCCCGCACGGGATAGACACCGAGAAGGTCCGTCTTGAATGTCCCGTACAAAAAAGCATCCCAAGCCTGCAAGGTAAGTGCCATCGTGGTATCTAAGGCAAGGCTCGTCGATGAAAAACATGTAAATGACATATTCGGAAAAACCGGGTAAGAACCGGGAGGAGCACCAGCCCCGTTGTTCAAGAGCGAACCGAGTTCCAGTATGTTCGGCAACCGCCAGTCCGTGTAGCCCGCGTATTCCAGGGCCTCGCAGGCGTCGATGGCGTCGTTCCAGGTCAGCCAAGCCGGGCTAATCAGGTCCGCGGCGCTGGCCGTCCAGATGGTCTGCCGCCAGTAAGTCGGGTGGGCGGCCCGGTCCGCAGCGAAGGTTCCTGCCGCAGCCGACGTGTGGGCAACGGCACAGACCCAGTAGGTCGAATCCGCCGCGTCCTTCGTCAGGTCCGCCTTGGCGTAGGCCGTGAGATTCGCCCAGTTGCCCCTGGCGACCTGGACCTGGTTCGTCGCGTGAACACCGACCGCGCCGGGGATGATAAGTTCAGGTTGCCTCACCCAAACGAGGCCCATCGCACGGTCCGTGACCGTGCCATTGCCATTATTCACGAACTCCAACGCCCGCTCGCTGGCCATCCGGATGCCGGCTTGGTACGTGCCGTCATCGCCTGCCCTACAGGCAGTCGTCTGGCCGGTGCGCGGTAAGCCAGCGCTGAACCTGTAGGGCATTACCAGGTCCCTCCCACGAGGGTCACGGTGTCGCCCACCGTGCCCTTGACCTGGATGTCGGCCAGGTTCACGCCCACCAGCGTGTGCCATTCGCCGGGCAGCCACGGCACGTCCGAGCCGTCGTCGCCCTTGAAGTACACGACTGCCGCATTGGCCGGCGGGCAGGAGATGGTGACCGTGGCGACGGTCCGCTCGGCCGCCAGCGGCTGGTAGTCGGCGGTGATGGTGATCTTACGCATCAGGACGTTGTTCATGGTTCATTACCTCACCACCCGAAATGTCAGGGTCAGGACGCTTGTGAACTGCCGGAACTCCTCCAGGTGCTCGGGCGCGTACACCGGCACGTTGTCGGTCCGCACCCAGATCGCATCGGGGTACGATGTGAGACGCCGCAGGCGGAAGAAGTCCGCGATCTCCTCGACGAGCGACATCAAGGGGTCCAGTTCCGCCGCGTCGCCCGTCTCGAACTTCTTCTGCACGGCCACGTCGATGGCGAAGTCGTACTGGTTGCGGCTGCGGTCGGCCCGCTCGATGGTCACGCCCTTGGGCACGACCGAGACATGGAGCGTCTGCATCTCGCCAAGGTCAAAGACGGGGCGGTAGTAACGCACGGCCGTGAGCGCCTGCGAGAACGTGTGGCCGTTCAACTCGGTCACGACGGCATCCGCGATGTCGGTGATCGTCGCCATCAGTCCAGTTCCTTCTGCGCGATGCACGGCCGCGCGAGGAGTTTGTCATGCACGGAGCGGTTGAGTTTCAGGAGGTCGCACGTCTGGGCCGCGAGGTTGCGGATCGCCTCGGTGTTGGCGGCGATGATCCCGCTCGACGCCTCCAGCGCCTTGAGCAACTTCTGGATGAGCCAGATCACCAGCGCAAGCAGGACGGCGCTGAAGCCCAAAAAACCGTATTGAACGATGGGCTGCGTCACCAGGTTGTCCACGTTCAACCCTCCACTGCCACCTGCCGCGTGTGAATCCTGAGCGTCCGGCGGTACACATCGCTGAATCGGTAGTGCGGTTCCTTCCCCGGCGCCATGACCTCGTACACGAAGGTCTTGCCGTCTCGCCCAGGCGAGTCGCCTTCGGAGACCTGCGCCTCCCGGATGCGGTCACCGCGTTCCGGCAACGTCACCGCTTCGCCGAGAACCAGGTCCGCCGCCGGGATGAGAAAGTCCCGCGATTCGCTCTGCTCAACGACGCCGTAGGCATCCGCGATCTCAAAGACCGTCCGGCCAACCGTAGCCGCAACCTCCACCGACTGCTCGCCCCGGCAGTACGTCACCGGCCGCACCATGTGCTTGGCGCGCATCCCGTCGAGCCACGCCGAGGCCCATTCCAGGAGGTCGGCCACGGGCGCCCCTTACACCGTCGAGAGCGTGCAGCCGTCGTTCGACACCACCGACCACCGCTTGTTCGCGCCGTTGGCCTTCGCCACCAGCAGGATCGCGTCGCCGGCGTCGTCGAGGGTGATCGTGTTGTTGCCGGTCTGGTTGACGGTCGTGGCGCAGGTGATGACGCAGTTGCCGCCGTCCGTCTTCAGGGACACGAGCAGCAACTGCCCCAGGTACGTCGGGGCCGCCAGCGTCCGCGTCTCGGCGCCGGTGGTCACGAGGTCGCAGTGGCCGCTGTCGGTTACCGGGATCGCCCCGGCCGCGCCCGGATCGGCCAGGTCGGCCGTCAGGGCATTGTGGACCGTGTTCGTCAGGGCCACCGGCCCGCTCCAGAGGACGCGGACCGTCTCGTCCGTGGCGCCGGCGGCCGCCTGGGCGAACCCGATGAAGGTGTTGCCCCCGGCCGTGGTGGTGGCGCAGCCCGTGCCGGCCGTGCCGCCGTAGGGGTTGCCGTCGGCGTCCCAATAGAGGGCCGCCCCGAGCGCCTGCTGCTCGTTGGCCTTGACGACATCGAAGATGCCCTTGACCGCGAGCGCCCCGAGAACAGCGGCTGCGATGGGGGTCTTCGCCACGCCGATCATCGAGCCCTGGACCACGACCTTACCGGCCACCACGGCCGACACGGGCGTGTAGTCGATGCTCTCGCCGACCTGCACGAACGTTGCCTGAAAGTTCTGAGCCATGTTTCACTCCTTTACGCGCCCATCAAGATGGGCGGCTAACTGGTGCTGTTGTCGTTTCCGTTCAATCCGCAATCCGAAATCCGCAATCCGCAATCGGCTTACGCCTCGCCCTTGCTCTTGATGCCGCCCCGCGGGTCCTGAAGCGCGACGCCGAAGTCGTGGTAGCCGCGCATCTGGATGCCGAGGACGTTGAAGTCCGCCTCGGCAGTCTCGATGGTGGGCGATTCCTGGCCGTTCAGGAACGCAACCTCGATGACCGGCAGGTCCGCCGGGTCCGCGAGCAAATACCACGCCTTCGCGCTCGCCCCGGTGTACTTCGTGTTCGCCAGGTACCGGCTGACCTCGGCCCGGAACTTGCCCTGGTGCGGGTTGGCGATGGGGTACTTCGTGCTGGCGGTCGTGTCGCGGATCTCCAGCGACTTGAAGAGCTGCGTGCCCATCGCGCTCAGCGCGGTGGGGACGAGCAGGATGGCCGGCATGATGCCGATAGGCTTGCCGTCGGAGTCCACCTGGTCGAGGAACGCGACCTCGGCCTTCGTGAGGCCGTCGATGGTCAGGGCCGTGTCGGCGCCCGAGATGTAGTTCTTGTTGCCGCTGGTGAAGAACGACGAGTTGGCCAGGAAGATGGTCCAGAACACGTCGTTGATCTTGAGGCCCGAGCCGCGGCCCAGTTTGCGCGGCACGAGGGTGATGGCGCCGAGGTCGTCGTTGATCATGTCCCGCCGGTCAATCGACAGGAGCAGGCCGAACGTGTCCGCCTTGTTGGTGTACTGCTCGTTGCCCAGCGTGCCGTGCTTCAGTTCCCCGCCCGGCGCGACCGGCTCGTACTGGTCCTTGCCGATCAGGCGGTAGGACGTGACGGTCTTGAAATCCGAGACGTTGCGGACGGCGCAGATGTTCCGCCACGTGCGCTCGACCGAGAAGAAGCCCTCCAGGAGGAACTTGTTGGCGACACCGGACAGGACGCCGCCGATGTCCACCGTGCTGAACCCCGCCTGGAGGTCCTTCCCGAAGGCAAACCGCAGCGCCTCGCGGCTGTCCCGGAAGTTGCGGCCGGTGTAGCCGTTCGCCCAGGCCGCCTCCAGCAGCAGTTCCTGGAGCCCGATGCCTCCACGGAACCGGCGGCTGGCCGCGTCGAGCGTCTTTTCGTCGTGGACCTTCTCCACGTCCGCCAGGCGCGCCGTCAGCATGCAGGCCGCTTCGAGGACCGCGCCGTTGACCGTCTGATCAACCACGTGCGCGGCCGGGGCCTTCGGCCGGTCCGCCCGCAGAACCTCCAGTTCCGTCCGGGTCACATCCCAGCCCTCGCGGAGGGCCTTGGCCGCGATGTCCGCGTGGTCGCTGCCGCAGACCTTGCGCACCGCGGCGATCCGCTCCTCTTCGGCCGCGGCCCGCGCCCGCATATCGGCCACCGGGTCGATGGTCAGCGCGGCATCGACCGGCGTCGCGCCGGCCTTGGCCACAGGGGCGGCTTGCGCCTCGATCTTGGCCGGGGCCTTGTCGGTGCCTGCCTGCACGGCCGGGGTCTCCTTGCCCGCGCCGGGATTGCCCGCGCCGGCTGCCACGGTGTCGCCCTGCTTGTCGGTTTTCGTCGCGTCCATGATTTCTTTCTCCTTTGCCGCGGCTGCCAGCCGCGCGCTTGTTTCGCCATCGGCGCCCAAGTCCACGAAACTGATCTCGCCGAGCGTCGCCCGGCGGACCACGTTCACCGGTCCCTGAAACTCCCGGCCATTGACCGTCACGGCCTGGCCTTCCTGCACGAACTCGAACTGCTCGACTGCCGCCCCGATGCTGGCCTGCCACGGAAAGCCGTTGCGGGCCGACACCACGATCTCCCGCGCCGCTGCCGTGTCGCGCGAGACCACGCCGACGGCGATAAGCCGGCCGCCCTCGACGGCGATGCGGTCGGTGTGACCGACACCGCTTGTAGCATCGTGTCCGAAACGCACAGGCCGCGACTGCGACGGGATGGCCATCCCCGCCAAGTCCACGACAACGGGATACCGCCATCCGGCGATCTTCATCGGGCCGCCTGTGTAGGCGACCATCGTGAAGCGCGGCAGCGGCGTCTTGCCGCCGGCGGCATCGGCTGCGGCCACGTCGATCTGCATCGCAGCCACCAAGTCGAGCGACTCAGGCGGCTTCAGATTGTCCTTGCTGGTTTCCACCGTCATTCTGGTTTCCACCGTCATTCTCATCCTGTGTCTGCTGGTTCCCCTGCGGCGCGGCCTGAGTCATCGGGAGGCCCAGTTCCTTCATCAGCGACACTTCCTTGGCCCGCTGCCGGAGTTCCGTCTCCCAATCCTTGCCCTGGCGGGCATACTCCGCGGCCAGCGTTGTGGTATGGCTGGCCAGGCGCGTCGCCTGGGCTGTTGCTTCCTTCGCGGGGTCCACGTGCTCGTGACCGTCCCAGAACCACTGGTGCGGCCAATCTTCCAAGGCGCCCAGGCCGAACACCTTCACCGCCTCCTCCGTCCAGGCGTCGAGGATGCGGTCGAGGACCACAGCCTCCACGTGGGCCTGCTCCACGCGGATGCTCTTGAAGTAAGTCTGGTGATCCAGGCGGCCGCTGGCGTAGTTGTAGCCCGACGAATTGCACGCGGCGACGTTGAACGGCATGTTCAGGCAGCGGGCGATCTCGTTCAGAATCTCGTGCTTGAACTCGCCGTAGGTCGTGGCCGGCTGCTCGGCCCGGATCTGGCTCGGTTCCCACCCCTCGGGGCCGAAGACGGCCATGTTCGGCTCGAACTCCATCGTGGCCATCGGCTCGACCTCGGCCGCCTCGCCGCCCGCTGGGGCGCTCGTCTTCATAAAGATGGCGATATTTGCCGCAGACTCGGCGGCGGCGATCACGGCCAGCGTGTAACGGCGCAACTGCGCAAACAGGGGCAGCGCCGGCAAGATGTCCGGCAGGCCGCGCGACTGGCCCGGCCGGTCGGCGCGGAACCAGTGGATCACGGACTCGGCGGGAACCTTGTCGTAATCCTGGCCCACCGCGCCGGTGGCACCACCGGGATGGTTCTTGAGAACGTGGTATTCCTTGGGGTTGCCGGCCTCGTCAAAGACGATGCCGTCAACGGCGCCGGCCTTGGGGAGCGCGAGCCCATGCGTGGTCACCTGGTCGGCCTCGATCAGCCGCAGGTCCAACTTCACGGGCGAGTCGAGGTTGTCGTTGGAAACAAGCAGCGCGAACGCCTCGCCGTCCTGCGCCCGCGCCATCCGCATGGTGCGGAGTTTGCCGGCCAGGTCCACGGCCTTGGCCCATGCCGCAAACTCGC